TGTGATAGTTGTGAATAAGTCACTTGTTTGGTGTGGTGTGGTGTGCGGTATGTTGGAATTGAACCAACGCTATATGCTTATTGTACTGGTAAGGTAAGGAGACGGATAAGAGTATAAATACTCAGCGTCAACAATTCGTTAGTAATCGGTTAGAGTGATAGTGGACGACCTACCGCATGAAAGCCTAGTTGATATTACACATCTTGAAGTATTCCTACTTAAGAGATCAGTTGGCTGATATAGTACCAACTAGACTAGTAAATAATTCTAGCGTGACCTTGGATATTCCCACATTGTCCCCGAATACACCTAACCCCTCAAGGTTGACAGTGTTCCAGGTGAAGCCGCCAGCCGCCAGTGACGTATGCCCTAAGCATATTGTCCGTTTAACTAGTCTGGTTGAGCTGTATTCTATCTTACAAGGATAGCACCCAATGTTTGGTTTTGTTTAGTTTAAGTTGATCTCCAATTCATACCTTTATTATATATGATGTGAATTGTAATGTCAATACTTACTTAACATTTAGTAATAATTGAATCATAGGCAAGAAATAAAATTGAATTAATTTATTTATATACTTATAATAGCATTACTAAATAGTCTTGTCAACCTCTACCTGGTAATGTCAGTAAACAAACACATTTCAGTTTTGCTATAGCCAAAAATAAAATTAGGCAGCAGGTGATAGTGGCGACCCTTTTTGGCGAAAGAAAAGTAGTACATATGTATTGTATAAAATGTACATAGTATATATGTACTGTAACATTTAGCACATAGTACATTTGTACTGTAACAAATTATACATAAGCTGCCCTGATCGAATAGCCTCGACCAATAAGCATTAATTATGATACATTTGTACTACTAAGCATATATTTAAAAAATTGTCAAATCATAAGCAAATCTAATAATAAGTATAAGTTACTATTAATATACTCCCTCCACGCATAGTGTCTACAATATGTTAAGGAATCAATATATAGCATAACAGATGCCCGCACCAGCTCCTGAGTAGTACACATGTACTAGTCCCCGCAATTCCACCTGGAATAGTACAAATGTACTAGCCAGATTCTTACCACACTTGCGGGTATCTGTCAATAGGTATTTATACCTGACGATAGTGGTAGTACAAATGTACTAGTCCCCGCAAGTACCATAAAAAGTTCTTGCTGTCAATACGGTTTTCCGTACCTGTATATTATATTACCTTGCGGGGTATCGGGGGTTACTCAAAAGGTGGGAGCGTATATATCCCCACAAACAATTTTATCAAAATTTAAGACCCCCGCCAACACCTACGTACAGTACAAACAGTACAAAGGTAGTATAGAGTAGGTAGAGAGTGTTAAATAATGCTTATATACAGCACGAGCGGGTAACTCGTGTAGTAGAGGGGGAGTGTCGAAGACATCTTCCCCTCTTGACCGCTGTTTCCACCCACGAGGAGCACCACTTCCCCGTGTATTATGGTGGGGTTACGCTACATCCAAGTCGTATCGTGCCCTGTAACCAATCCTCTAGCCTCTTTACGTTGGTCTAAATCCAATCCCAACACCATATGGTTAGCTTCAGCTTGAGGATCATCCATCCACGCTTCTAAGTGGTCTAACCACTCCTCATGTCTTCTGTCTTTTATCTGTTGTTGAGCGGAGATTGCGAGGGCATCTGTAAACCATTTAACGCCCTGGGCAAGGGAGTCAATTCTGTCGTCATGTCGAACGGCACCTTTTTCTCTGCACATCCTGCTGATTTGGTAAGCAAGCATATATTGGAATCTATTTTCAGTCGCCTCATTAGCATTTGACGCATAATCCCATTCAATAACCTTGGGGTCAATAACCAGCCTATGCTGATTAAAGACAGGCTCAAGGCTACTAATAATCCTATCTTCTTTACGGACATTAGCTCTAGTCTCCTCTATGTTGATGTTTGTCTTTTGGTTCTGGCAATGTTTTCTAAATAACTCTGATACAATACCATCGCCAAAGTTACTTTCGATGAGCAGCGTACTCGCTCCATATTTACGGCATTTCCTTAATATGTCTAATAATGTCTTGTCGCTATAACCGTCTCTAGTAGCGTATATTTCATGCAGGTATATAAAACCATTTAACTGTGATAGAAAGCATGCTACAGTCTCATCTGAGCCTCTTCCAGAGGGGTCTACCGAACATATAGTCTCTGCATACTCAACCCATTCACCTTGTATCTGCATTGGGCTGTACCAATAGTCTCCTGGAAGCCCCGCACAAGGTAAGTCTTTAACTATATTGTCTGGACTAGAGCACCAAATAATATTTTCTGGTGCATGTGTGGGGTTTACGGGTGTAACTATAAGGTCTGCAAACTTTAATGGGAACTTTTCTGCGTCAGACAGTGTAGTGTCTAACATAAATTGCAACATAAAGTTGCTACGTCCCATAGATGCTTCTCTATCTAATAGATCTTCTTCTTTAAAACGTGTATCTGTAGGCTTCCAAGCCATGTCTTTCTTTTCCAAGTCCTCCGCTAGTTGCGGTGCAAGTAAACCATCATACATGGCTACCTTGCGGGGGTATCTAGCTGGCCAAACAAAAGGTCTATAGCTACGTTCCCTTAGCTTATTGTAGACAGTGAATGTTGTTTGAGGAGTACCAAGAAACATAATACGAGAGTCACGTTTAGGAGTAAGAATAGACTCACATTCAGTAACAAGTTGTAAAAGTTTTTCACGTTGTAGCTCCGTCATACTGTTATTAGGTACTTCGACATCATCTAGTACCATAAGGTCTGCTCTAGACCCCGTTAGCTGCCCTGTAATACCCACAGACTTAACTGAGGGTGCTTGGTGTGGAGCAGCTGGCCCTACATCAAAAGATATACGTGACCATCGTTGGTCATCATTTTTTGGTTTTAGTTGTGATAACCAAGGTACTTCTAATATTAGTCTTTGGCAAAAGATGGAGAAACTGTCTGCTCTGTCTTTACTTGCGGAGACCACCATAATTTTCTTATTAGGGTCATTGAAAAGAGTCCAAAGAACAAATGCAGCAGTAATCCAAGACTTGCCAACGCCACGAAACGCTTGGATTTGTAATCTTTTAGGGCCATGTTGTAAATATTCAGCAATACATAGTTGTGCTCTAGTAGGAGCGGGTAGGTTTAAATGTGTCCAGACAGCGGTAAGAAAATACCTAAAGTCTTTTTGGAGTTGTTCTTCTATTTTCATGGGCCAGTAGTTTCAGATGATGAGGTAGGATTTACGTTTACAGTTTCACCAAATGGGTTGTATAACTTAGTTGGGTCATTCATAAACTTTATTTCTGCCTCACGTCTGTTCGTAAGACCTAGCATGGGTTGCATGTTTTCGCCTTTGTTAAACTGACGCATCCAGTATTGTATATCATTCATGTTGCCACTGTTTAGGGCTGCACGTATGTTAGGGTTTACGGGGTCATCAAAAACATTTATACCGTTGTTAAATGCAAAAGATATAATACCAACTTTTTCTCTCATCTCCATTTCATTGTATGTAGGATATTTTTTAAGAAAGTTATGTATAGCATTAGTCTTTTGTCTTAATAATGGTTTAGCTTCTTCTTTAGTTATAGTTTCACCCATCTGAACTCTAGTTTGTTCATCACCGTAAAACTCAAAACCATAGCCAATAGTAGGGTTACCTAGAGTACCATCTTTCATTTTTATTTGGTATGCTTTGTTTCTAAAACTTTCATGCTCCATCAAGAAGTTGTCAGCTGCATTTAACAAAGCCTCCTCGTTAGATGTTACAGTTGGGGTCTGTGTCATAATTAATCCAATTAAAAATTAAATTTTCTCTACATGGGTTTGGTGGAAACGTGGCACGAAACCACGTTAACCAGTTCATACTTCCTTTTTCTTGATTACATCTTCTACAGGCTGGAACGCAGTTGTTAGACATATGCCCACCCCCATTACATCTGGGGCGTACATGGTCAATGGTAAGATCATATTCATGATGTCGTTTTCCGCAATAAATACATTCATAATTGTTTGCCTCCTTAATAGCTTTTCTCCAGAGTTTTTTAGCATCTGTTGATGTCATGACTATTAAGTTTTGTGTGTAATCTTTATAAGTTGGAAGTAATGGTGTCATTTTTTACCACGATTTCGTGCTCTATTTTTTGAAACGCTTTCACGTACTATCCTTCCTGATTTAGTGTGTGAAAAATCCTTACCGCCCTTACCTTCTGCCCCCGCTTTTCTACGGGCTTTTTTAAGTTCCACTCTGTAGGCAATGGCTTCTTTAGATTTGTTACGCTTTCTGTTGTATGCGTTTTTCTTTGATCTGGATGCGGGGTTATCCCTGTAGTTTCTTGCACTTCGCTTAAGTTGTTTACGTGGTAATCTTCTAGGAGCCATTTCTAATCACCGATTTTTGGACTGTCTCAAAGTCAACATCTGGCATAATGTCTGCTAGTTGTGATAAAGGTGATGTATCAAACGCTACACCTGTTATATCATTTTTATAAAGCCAATCAGCAGCAGCTTTTAGGTCAGCGGTAGTAGCTTCACCGCTACGTATTCTGTCTATAAGCTCAGTTGTAACTAACTTATGTAGTTCATTAAACTGTGACTCACCAGCTCTTTGTGGTTTATCCATATTAATCTAAAGGTTTTGCTGGAAATAATCCATTTCTTATAAATTCAACAGCTTTGTCGTCCAATTCGTTGTCACTTTCTTTAGATAATTTTTCAAGTAGATCAACTACAAATATTTTAAATTTCTCACTTTTTAAAAAAGTTAAAACGATTGGTTTTAGTAGTGCTAACATCTTTTTTTGGTAATAATGATTGTATTGGTACTATATCTTGACACAAGTGATAAACACGTGTATTAGGGCGTATAGTAAAACCCTTTTGTTGTAGCTCTGCACATTTAAGTGCACGTACAAGCTCAAAATCTAATTGCATCTTTTCTTCTTGCCTTTTAGCTATTCTTTGACATTGTTCAGTCAAATCTCTGTTAAGTGGCACTGAAAAGTTTATTTGAAAGCCCCAGTTTTCACTAATTACGTACCCCTCTGGGTCGTAAGGTGATGTATCATTACCCATATAAAATGGGCTAAAGGTCATTGTAGAACCATTACATGATATGTTAGAACCGTAAGCTTGTCTAGACGGTGCACCATTGTTCTGAAATTGCACTGCCTGATTGGTAACATTTCCCGTAGCTGCTGCCACGGGGTTTGATGAATTATTTGTATCTCCCTCTGCGTATGCAGGTGTTACTGAGAAAATACAGAGAGCGAAGTAGTAGTAGAGTTTATTGTATAGTTTGTTGTGGTATCCCATTGTTCTACTAATCCAGCGGATCTTGATGTGGTTTCTAGTGTCCAAGGTAAAGTTGTGTCTGTTATGGTAAATGTAGTACCAGCACCACTTATATCGGCAGATGGTGTTACATTAGAACCATTCCAGGTCTTTACTTCAGCTCCAAATACTTGACGCTGTTCAACTTCGGTTATAGTTTGTGTAGTTGTGGTCGTGCTGTTCATCGACCCTGTAGTAAATTGTGGCGTGACGGTATTAGCATATGCACCTGCAGGTAGCAGTAACATAGCTATAAATAGTTTTTTCATGTTTTAGGAGGGTCTTGTTTTTTTGCCATCATTGGGCAATTAGTAGGTGTTTTACTACCTCCGTTCTTACCTGTAGTAAGACCAAATGTAGCTAGTGCTCCCGTAAAAACGCTGGCCACAAAAGTGATGTCGCTATTTCCCGCTTTCTTAACCATAGGAATATCTACATAGTTCATGGTAATAATAAAACCAGACCAAACAACAACGCCTAGTCGGACAAACGTACCTAATATTTCTATTTGGTGTTCTTTATCCTCAGCAATGTCTTTTAATTTAGTAACTAATCCTTTTTTCTTTTCTTCCATTTGTCTACTTTACCTTGTATAAACTTTTGTAGTTTTTTCTTTATGGTGTCAAAAAATGGTTGAGCGAAAGTAGTCACAGCTACAGCTGATACTGCTGCATAACCTGCAACTACTACTGTGTCTGCGGTAGGTAAAGGTACCTCTGCATTAATAAATGGTATATTTAAACTTGGTGCTGGTTGTTCCGTAGTTTCTGTAGTCTCTGCTTTTGTACCTTCTGGTTCTCTAAGATCGCTAGGAGGTACTACCATAGGTACATAACTAGGAACGTCAGCAGTAGGTAGCGGTATAGAGATTGTTTCAATCTTCTGTGGTTTGGGAATTAGTATCGTTGGCAGTTCCATCTTCTAACTCCCTATCTTTTAAAACTGCTTGTGTTGCTATAATAGCTTCTTTACAATTTTGTTGTGTTTGTATAGCTTGATTATATGTTTTTACAAGCTGTTCAAGTGATGTTTTTAATTCTTCAGTGGTTGGTCTAGTCATAATAAATTACCAAGGTTTTCCTTCTGCTGTAACTGGTGTGTTAATTAGTGCTATCTGATCTTCTAAAGACTTTTCAATAGCAGCAACTTCATCAGTTCCAAGTTTTGCTTTAACCCAACCAAGTACTGTTGACTCAGTTAAATCTTTGTAAGATATTAGAGTTTCTGGCTTTTCAAGTTCTACTGATCCAGTTTCTCTTGCTTTTTCTTCACTACCGTCTATACCTTTTACACGATAGATAACTTTTTTAACGTAACCGTCAGCTAGTTCTCTTTCTAGGGTGTTTACTTCCCAAGTTTTTGTAATTGTCATTGTATTAAGGTTTTGGATATTTTGTTTTAATAGGGTCAACCATGTCTGTTTTCCATTTTTCAACCCCATGATCGTAAATATATTCTAATTGTGCTCTCCAACTTGGATAATTTCTACTTCTTTTAATTTTGTAAAGTTCGCTATCAAGCTCTGCTCTTGCTGCATCTACCTTTGCTTGGTCAACAGTAAAAGGTTTTTTATCAAAACCAAAAATACCCTTATCGTCAATAATTGTTTTGACTTCTGTAGGGTATGCTCGCCTTATGGCATCATGATCGTATTGCATTAGTTTCCAAATTCAATTAATGTTAAAGTTGAGACATAGCGACCATCATCGTTTTGACTAGGGTCTGACTGTGCTCTGTTTAAATAAAATTGCATGCTAGTACCACCTTCTAATTTGTAAGGTAACACAACATAGTTAACTGATGATGTTGTATTTGGATGATCTAGACACATAAGAGTAGTTCTTCTAGAGGATTGATCCATGTCAGCGTTTGCCATAAATCCAGCATGAACAGTAAATCTATTACCAGCTGAGGGTGCATTAGCTATTAATGTACCACTTTCTCCACCCCTTCGTATTCTAAATCCACCAGCACCATTACTTCTATTAGTATCAAAACTTATAGTGCAAATCAGTAAAATTCTACTAGAACTACTTTGAGGAGTGATGTTTTCATCTAGTCCAACACCATCCTCATCTTCACCACTTAACGCAGTAGATGCAGTAGCAGTTACTTGTTTAACTACTACATTTAATACTGGTTTTTTTAATTCGCCATGTGCTTCAAAAAAGGACATTATGATACCTCCGTTAAATTAAATTTGTACTTCTTACCAGAACGGTTATTTTTTAAGAACAAGTCTGATTCTCCTTCCTGTATTGTCCAGTCACCCCAAGTTCCGTCAACATCATTAGATGAACCTTCGTTAGATAAGTTAAGGTCATTGGTGTAGATGTTTGCCCAACGTGATGATGAAGTTCCTAAATCAGAAGTATTATGGTTAGTAGGATATATAGTACCATTACTTTTCATATAAACTACATCACCAGCATTATACCTGAAAATAAAACTATAAGGAGAAGAACTACCTCCATTAATATATAAAGAATTATTGTGATGCTGTATTTTAGCGTAAGCATTACCTGTCCAGCCACTACTGTCTAATCTTAAATCAGAAGTCAATTTAATTCCTTCACTTGTAGTCTCAAACTTTTTACTGTTGTCGTAATATAGCTCTACTGTTCCGTCTTTTATACACTTTATATAATCTTCATTAGCATGATTAGCTCTGAATGTTATATAGTCACTTTGTAAAACTAAATTAACTCCACCATTAGTGTTGACTATTCTAGAATTTCCATCGTGATAAATTTGTAGGTCATCACTATTTCCACATTTTAATTTTCCGCTATCAGGTAAATCAAAATTATTTGAAATTACATCTGCCCATCTGTATGATACATGACCTAACGTAGAAGCATTATTAGTTCTAGGTCTAAATACACCATTAATATCTGCACCACCTGAGATGGTTTGTAAGACATTACTGTTATCGTAATATAGCTCTACAGAACCATCTGGTATAATTAAAATACCTTGTTCACCATTTTTAGCAGTTATTTTAACTTGATTAGTACCATCACCAATTATGTGCGTATGTCCATTATTACTTACTAGATAGTTATGTGATCCATCGTGATAAATTTTAAGATCAGAAGAATCACCCAGCTGAAGCTCACTACCATCGTATGCCTGAATATCACCAGAAACAACTACTCCACTATCGAA